TTGAGCCCACTTTGTTCATCTTTTCGCCAGAGCCTTCTTTAATGCGCTCGCGTTTTGCGTTGATATTTGCGTAGAGTCCAGGTTTAGTAGCCATTAACATTTCCACCTTTTTAAAGAAGCCTTGGCACGTTCGCCATCCTTGGCATGGGCTGCAACCGCACCCATACGGGCGCAAAATGAGGCTTTACGCCCCGCATCAGCCTTGGTCTTGGGGTTGGGGGCGGGTGCTTTTAAATTACTGCCCGTTTGAGCATTGTACTTAGCTCGACCTTTGGCGGTCAGCCCAGCACCCTCTTTTGTGGAGAGTTTTTCGCCTCGCCCCACAGATAAAGATACCGCTTTCTTAGCCATTATGCACAATGAATGATGGCAAAGTTGAGAACAACAGCTTCCGATAGCGATCCCGCACTAATGTTACGCAACGTAATGGTTGCAGAGCCCGCTGCCGTGCTAGACACCCAGCAGTTGTACGCGCCGGACGTGCCATTGGTCACGTTCAGAATCAATACATCTTTAGCTGACAAAGTGCTGTTGGTCAGCGTAAAGGTCACGTTGGTCACAGTCGCCAATGAAGCGTTGTTCATCGTAATCTGACCGGCTGACGTATTTAGCGTCACACCGGTAGATTTTGACGTTGCTTGAGTCACCGCACCTTGAGCCGGAGTTCCATAACCAATCTCTGTGTCTGCGTAAACAGTTGTACCTTCGATTGTGCTAGGTGTTGTTAAGCCAATAGGCGAATTGTCAACGGTACCGCCAGAGATAATTTGATCGCTATACGCGACACCGATTGCTTGTGAATTTGGCATTTCAGGCTCCCATCCAAGAAGTTTGTAAACCGTTAGGTGAATAATTGCGACTTTTAGGTGCTGCGTATTCGCGGTGCGCGACGGGAAATGCAAACGTCACGCATATAGCATCTGCTGCATCAGGCGAGGCTAGACCCCTTGCCTTCATGTCCTTCTTAGACTCTAAAAAGATCGTGCCTTTAGAATCCGGCTTCATTATTGGTGATATTAAATCAGTTTTAAGTATTCTGTCACTAGGAATCGACGCGGTTTTAAGCCATTGTCGCATATCACCCCACATTTGCGCCCTTAAATTACCATACATAAGCGGGTTTTTGCTTCTATTGCCAAAATTGACCCCTCTAATCTTGTAACGCTGCTCTTTCAATCTATCCACAACCCCACCGCCCACGCCGCCTTCGTCAATCACCACCAAAGCGGGCTTATATTCCTCAATTGCCTCAATGACGTGACCAACAACGGTCATCGTATCGTCGCCCTTGAAGCGTTTAATGCCAATAATGTCACGCCCTTGCCTGATAGCAATCACCGTTGAGTCAGAGCCAAACCGTGCAGGGTCAACGCCCACAATAATAGGGGCGCTCAAGTCCTTGTATTTGGCGCGACGCATGGCTTCATCCACGATCGATGACGATATAAACTGATCGTCACCGGCAGATGGGAAGTCACCGTAGACTTCAACCGCCGCTTGGCTAGAATCGGCGCCATACTCGTCAATGATCTGCTGGTACACCGCTTTGTCGGTACCCTCGACCGTCCTTGCGTCCACAATCTTGGTTTGCCAAAAGTCACGCTTAGAGTTGTGGCATTCGTAGAAGTAACCGGTATTGCGCCGAGGGTTGGAGAACGCCAACCAAAAGCGGTTAGGTGTATTTTCGGTAAAGAAGCCAGCGGTCACCGCCCAGATAGCGTCGTCAATACCGGACGCCTCATCAAAGATCACCATCACACCGTCGTAGTTGTGAACCCCCGCGTACGCATCAGGGTTCTCGCTTGACCACAATCTGCCTTCCACCGACCAATAGCGTGTGCCTTTCTTTAGGTCACGCTCAACCAACTCAGTTATCCACTTAGCGGGCATGAGGCGGGTGGCGCTGACTTCAAACCAATGGGAGTTCAAAGACATCGCTAACCACTTGGTAATTTCTGCCCAGGTAACCGATCGGAGCTGTGATTCGCTGTTGGCTGAAATGATGGTGGTCGAACCAATGCGTGTGGAGAGCATCCACAGCGTTAGCCAACTGACGAGCGCTGACTTGCCAATTCCGCGACCGGATGATGTCGCCATGCGGAAGGTGTCAAAGTCAACCTTGCCGCCATTCTGTTTAATGTGGGCAGTCAGGTCAGACAAGACTTCGCGCTGCCAACGGCGTGGGCCGGCAAAGTTTTCAAGCGGCGTACCCTTCTGACCCCAGGGGAACGCATAAAGCACAAACGCTAGTGGGTCATCCTTGATCTTGGGTGACCAAAGCGCTGACATTAGGCGCATCTCTTCGGCGGCGCTGTACTGTGTCGTTTGCATCCGTGGGTTCCATATCTATAGTTAACCGCTGTTCGGCTTGCTCAAGCGCCGTGATGATGCTGATCTGTTGCGTGACATCGACTTGCACTTGCTGCTTGGCGACCCAATCGTGCTTGTGCTTCAGAAACTCCAACGCCATCTTAGCGTCGCCCGCTAACGCCGCATCACGCACAACTTGCGACATTTCAGCTTCGGAGTCTGCGCGGCCTTGCATAGCCGCTAACTCAACCACAGGGTCTAACTGGCAGAGCTTGCGAAACTCCTCGGGCATCATGCCGGCTTTAAGCGCCAACGCATCGTTTGACAGACCAAGACGCGCAGCCTCATAGACGCGCAACAAACGCGACTCGGTGGCGCGGACTTCGCGGGGTGTGAAGTGTAGAGATAGCATTTTGCGATTGTAGGTCATGTGGGCAATTTATTATATAAAAAAATTTTGTTGGTGAACCCTCCGCTAGCTAGGGCTCCTCGCAGGGCCCTCCCCCCCCATACCCCTATGCTGCGCTGCAACATGGCTGGCGGCCGAGTGGTGCCTAGCCGGCGGCCGTCGAGCTCGGTTAGCTAGCCGGCGGGCCAAGTGCTACCGGCTGGCGGCCGGCCACCGAGCAAGGCTCACTAAGTTTACCTTGAAGGGTCAAAAAATATTGCCTTTTTTATGTCGAAGGGCCGCTACGTTGTGCGCGGATCCCGTGTGACACACAAACCCCTATATATATATAAGACATCTAATTAATTTATTTGAAATTATTACCCTTAACTAGACTAGTTATCATCTAACCCCATAAAAAATAAGCATTTTTCTCAGGCACTTTCGCGCCGTTATGCCCAAAATCAATACCCTAATCATTACCTTTTCACCGAACCACATTGCCCACAAAATTAAAAAGCTCACAAAAGCTCACAAAATGAAAAATAGTTGTTACCAGAGTGATTTAAATGCTAGAAATTTGTGTACACTAAACGCGCAGTACACGAAAACGAACACAACCCCTAAACTTTAAGGTAAACGAAAATGAACATAGCAGAACTCTACAACCAAGCGCGCGCAGCTGGCTTATCGGCCGCGCAAGCCGCGCAGGTCAACCCAATGATAGTCAACGCGCATAAAAACCCGCTTGACGCTAACAGCGAAATAACGCGCTCTTACTTTGTAGAAGATGGCGTTTGTGGCTTTGCAAGCGTTGTCGTCAAAAATATCAAGTTCGCCAACGGCCTTAAAAAACTTGGTATTGGCCGCAAAAACTACGGCGGTGGCTATTGCATTAGTGTGCGCGATTTTAATCAGTCGTTAACGCGCAAAGAAGTTTACGCGCACGCGTTTGCTGAGGTGCTACGCGCCAACGGCGTCGACGCGTACGTTGATTCACGAATGGACTAAAACTAATCCGGCCGCGCAAGCGGCCATTACTCTAAAGGGTTCAATATGTCTAAACTTTCCGATATTGTCGCCGCGTTACTTATGTGCCTGGCTTTGCTAGTCGCTTGTTTTCTCTAAACTCTAAACTTCACTCAAGGTCATAAAATGAAAATCACACTACCCTTAAGCGCCATGCGCGCCATGATCCACACTAGCTCTGACGGCGATATTAGATATTATTTAAATGGTGTGCACGTCATTGCCACTAAAACCCATACGCGCCTTGAATCGACTAACGGCCACTATTGTGGCATTTTCGTGCACGAAGTAACCGAAGGCGACAACGAGGTCGACGGCCTAGTTGATTTTATCGTACCGCTCGACGAAGTTAAGATGTTAAAACCGAGCTCGGCCAAGAGTTTAGACGTGTTAACCATTGATTATGACGCGGCCACTAAAACCGGCACCTTAAACGTGCTCGCCGGTATGAGTGTACGTTTTACCGCCATTGACGGGAAATTTCCTGACCTTGAGCGCGTTACACCTAAAACGGCCACTACTGGCGCGGCCGCACAATACCAGGTCGAATATTTCGGACAATTTGCTAAAGTGGCTAAGCTGTTGACGCCCAAGAAAAAGCAAGACGTCAAAATATGGCACAACGGCGACGACGTGGCTCTTATAACCCTGAGCGATGAACCGCGCTATTTAGGCTTGCTGATGCCGCTGAGATCTAGCGTTGTGGGTGAGTCTAGCGGCCTTGTACCGTCGTCACGTTTTAACACTTTGAAGTAACACCACTCGGGCCCGCAAGGGCTCGCTCACTTTCCTAAACTAAAGGTAAACAAAATGACACAACGCATAACAGATAAGCAATTAGACTCACTTTGTGAGTATCTCAACAACATTACCAACAGCCCCCAAGCGCCTTGGGCCAATGGCCGCGCCAATGTGGGCAATTATCATATTTCGCACGCCTACGGCGGCGTTTGCTTGATGCGTCACGTCAACGAGTCCGGCGGCGCGACGTGCCCACTCGGACAGGGCCACGGCACTAAGCGCGAGTTGTACAACACTATGCACGCATACATCAAGGGATTATTGGCCACGCAAGAGGTGACGGTATGAACTTCGACCATTACGAATATACGTTGGCCGATCATTGGGCCAGCGCCATTATTAACGCCGATTACACGGGCCTAGATGATGCGGAAGAAAAACAGCTAACCGAATGGTTAGCAGAAAACCATAAGCCGCAAGGCCATTGGGATATCGAAGGCGACGACGAAGGCTATTTTGCCCGCGACGAAATAAGCGGTTTGCACGCTAACTGTATTACGGTTCGTCAAT